GGTGTAGCCGCACCCGATTGGTGGATTGAAGCAATGAGGGCAACAGCATGACTACTTGGATGATGAATAACGCTAAGTGGCGAGCCGAAAGAAACAACGGCATTACCGTTCTCTCTCTCTTTGACGGTATATCCGGTGCGAGACTCGCTTTAGACAAAGCAGGTATTCCCGTAAAAGTATATTACTCTTCGGAGATTGACAAATATGCTTTACAGATAGCCGACAAGAATTACTCTAAAGATACTCGATACCGTCTCGGAGACATCACATCGCTACATTTCCGAGAAAGTGCTAACCTCGATTACCCGATAGACCTTCTCATTGGGGGGTCGCCTTGTCAAGACCTATCGTCATCGAATGTGTGGACTGAACAGCGAGGAATCAAAGGTAAAAAGTCAAGCCTGTTCTTTGAGTATGTTCGGGTTCTTAAGGAAGTCAAACCGAAATATTTTTTGTTGGAAAATGTCGGCTCATGCTCTAAAAAGGATAGAGAGGTTATCACAAACGCTCTTGGGGTTATGCCCCAACGACTCAACAGTAAGTTATTTTTACCACAAAACAGAAACCGTTTGTATTGGACTAATATACCGTATAGTATTCCGCTAAAACCACGCCACGACATAACCATGCAGGATTTATTAGAGGATGATGTCGACGACAAATACCATCTCTCGGAAAAAATGAGAGATTGTGTCATGCGACCGGCGAAGAAAGGTTGGCAGTCCGGCAAAATGGAGACTGACTTACCTATCGCTCGACCGATTACGGCGACGATGGGAAAGATGCACAGAGCCGACACCGACAACTATATTACCACCAACAGGACACCTCAAAACAAGACGAACCTTCGTAGACTTACGCCGATTGAGTGCGAGAGGCTACAAGGTTTACCGGAAAATTATACTCAAGGCGTGAGCGACACGCAACGCTACAAAATGATAGGAAACGGATTTACTGTTGATGTTGTCGCACATATTTTGAAAGGAATTAGGAGGAATGATTGGTGATGAAAAAAGGAGAATCGAAAAAAATACAATGTCAATGCGAAGAAGATTGTTGGACTGTTCATTTGTTGGGTGGGGATAGGTATTCTCTACAACTCAAATGCGTTCACTGTAAAACGGTCATCAAGTTTCGGCTACCAAAGAGAGGTGCTTGAGTATGCCAAGAGGAACAGGTGCTAAACGCCGAAGGAACATTGCTCTCAAACGCCGCATGGTTCTCATCCTGAAACAGAATGAAGGTCGGGTCGTATCAGCGAGTGAAATGGTTGGGCTTCTCATCGACAGTGGTTTGAGTCAACGATACCTCAAGAGTGCTGTCGGATTAGGTTTAATCCTAAAAGCAACTGCCGGAGTAGCGAGAACCCAAAGTAATTTTACGGATTGCGGAGGGCAAACATATTCAAGTTACGGGTATACTCTTGAGGATGAAGCCGCTTTCAAAAAGTGGCTTGAGTCCAAAGGATGCTGATTAAATGAGAATTGGTTCGTGGGTATTTGTAAGAACAGAAGACTTATTCGTAGACAACTATTTCCCTTATAGTAAGAAGGGTAGAAACAGAATATTTCAACCTTACATTTACTTTAGTGGGGGTAGAATGATTCTACACGGAAAGCGCGCCCTATGGTCGCTACTCGACGCTATGTTCCCCAATGACCCTCTACCTCGAAAGATGCTCAACGAAGACCTCAAAGACCCCTTAATCGGTAAGGATTTGCTCAACGGTCTGTTGTCCGACCCTGATGCTTGGCCTCATCTCCGTTTGCATGTAAGAACCGGTGATTGGGTCGACGAGAGAGGGAAACCAAACCAAGGAACATACATTCTTTCGGTAAGTCCCTCATCGTCGGATTTCGATACAACCCCTTCTCTTTTGATGTTGGAAAAAGAATACCAACAGTCATACATTATGCCTTTTACCCTTAATACTAAAACAAGACTCATTACTATTCCCGCATTAGTAATTCCTTGTATGGGCGATAATGATAGCAAAGTAATTTTAACCGATATAATTGACGGTCAACATCTAATTTTTACCTTAATAGAGAAAAATGGTTCGGGTTTCCGACCAAAAAGATACGATAGTTTACCGGTTTCCGACACTACGAACCTTTTGTCGAACATAGAAAACCGACTAAAACAATTAGAAAATCTATCCGAAACGAATTACATTTGGCCTAAAAATAACCCACTCGATGCCGGAATGCGGTATTATGAGCGTGATGATTTAGAATACAGACGCTTTGTTTCATCTCCTTCGTTCAATTCTTTCAATTCTTGAATTGTTTCTAAAAAGAATAAATTGCTCGCAGTATCACAGTTTTATTTATTCTTTTATTGTTTCATAGAGGGGGAGTGCAACTTACACCTGTATACTATACTATACTAATAACTACTTTCTCTTACTACCTATGAAGGAATAAAATAATTAAACGGATTGGGGCGCAGTCCGTCGTTTTATTCTTTCTACGGACTTTGAAAATAGTGAAAGAATGGTGTTATATAGTATGTCCTATAATGTATATTTATGGCGAAGCACACACAACGAACCAAGGCACGACTCAACAATAGAGTGCGGGCTATACTAATGAACGGCCCAATGCGTAGCGACGACATTCACTCAATCATGCTCACCAACTACGGGCATGAGAAGTGGTGTGGTCTTGGTAGCGTGGCAACCCTATCTCAAACCCTAAAACAATCCGGTATGTTCCGTAGAGCGTATTGGGTTACATCTAAGGGTCGACAATTAGATGGTAGTCTTTCGGCCACAGAACACCGAAGGTTGGGTAACGGTCAAGACATGATTTCTGTTTGGGAAAACAAAACGATGGATGAGATTATCGAACCTTGGCTCACCAAAACACACACCCGCCGTAAGTTATCCAACATGCCCGTAACAGTCCGTGAAGCGGTGGCACAAGCGAGAGGTGAGCAAGAATGAGTTACGGATTTGAAACACATAAATCAGTCGACATCATTTGGCGAGGACTACCTTCTACTTTTAGTCCAAAAGTATGTTACATTTATGTGCAAGGCGAGTTTGGATTTCTCCCTTACATTTGTGCGAGTGCTTTGGTCGGTAGAACGACACCACACGCCGAGATTCTCTCTCCGAACATGAGCGTAGAACCGTTCAACCGGTTGCCTATGCCTGTTCCCCCTTCGTGGACTGTTCACCAACTTGAGAACAATGTTGCAGTCATGGCTATCACCCATCACTACCCGATGGCAATGTCTCCCGACAGCAACCCCGATGTGTGGGCTAAATCTTACTCGGTGATGAGAGACTCTCTCTCGTGGCTCGCCAACCAAGGTTGCGAAACAATAGTGTTCTTGACATCAATGACGATTACCGATGCCGACTCCGAGCCTGATATTTACGCTTACGACATAAAAAATAATATTCAACCGGAGACACCTCTTCTCTTAGCACTACCCGCTTGGGCCATGCCTTACATTTGGGATGGTATGGGTAAAAGTGCATCTGTCGTTGCGGTGAGTCAAGACGAAGGGCAATTCATTGACATGGAGGCTTACAACCTATTACGGGAATACTTAATCGCAGTCGGACTTGACTTCGACGACACCCACGCCGACCGGACTATGAAAATGGTTCAAATGGTTCAAGGCTCTTTGGAGTCCCTCGGCTCTTCATTCGACGACTTCGGCGGAGATGATTTGAGATGAGTAACATAATTGACCGAGTGGTAAAGTTTGCTCAAGACAATTACTATGTCGATGTCGAAGACAAAATCCCTATCTTCATTTGCTCGATTGGGGCGCATATTTTCAACGCCATCAACAAGTGTTCACGGTGCGACTTTCACCCTGCCACTAATGCCCAATTTAACATACCCAACTGCCCGTTGCGGCATGAGTTTGCACCCATCTACACCCCGATGTCTCAATTGGCTGATACACGCCTTCATATCCTCATGCGAGGGGAGAAGGGTTCGGGTAAAAGTATTCTCATAAATCTATTCTTGGCCGAGGGAACAGGACTTCTGTATTCTTCAAGTGCCATGAACGACGGTATAGGTTTCCGAACCATGCTTGGGCCGAACAGTATTACCGAAGCCGGTATGTTCGGTTCTGTCGACGAAGAAGGTGATATTGCCGGTAGACCACTCGCTCGTGAAATGTGCGGGGGCTTCCTTGGGTTTGAAGAATCATCCTCTCTTACCGACGCAAACAAAAAAGACCACAGCGTTGACATGAAAAACCAACTCTTGACTTCTCTCGACAACGGTAGAGTCAACAAGGCTATGCGTAACGGGTGGGTTACTTACAATACCCGTTATACTATGTGGGGCGGCACTCAACCGGCTCGCCTTGAAATGGAGTCGGGTCTTGACCGTCGACTGTTCATCATCGACATCGAAATGTCGCCGGAAAAAGAAGCCGCATACAAGGTTGCACAGCACAAACAAAGCAACATGACAAGAGAACAAAGGGCCGACCTTGCGAGCGAGTCTATCGCCATTCGCAATTGGATTAACACCCGTATGCTCGATGCTATTTTCGACCCACCTTCGGGGGTCATCTTTGCTGATTCGTTGGGTGATTGGCTGAATAGACCGGACATTCGTTCTTACGAAGCCGACATATTCCGCCGTCTCGCCATAGGTTACTCGATGATGAAGCAGGATTGGGTCGGAAACCAACCACTCACTATCGGACTCGATTCTAAATTACTATCGCTCTTGGAGTCGGCGTTGCTTATGCGTCGGTCTGTCATGGACACCGAAGTGCGTCTCATCAAAGACACATATTGGATGCAGGATATTACCAAGTCCACATTGCTAAAAGAAATAAGCCGAATAATAACTAACGGAGACTACACATCAGCGAAGCGTTGGATAGGCGAAAACCTTGAAGGTCAAATGTGGTATTCGGAATATGTGCCGAAGAGTAAGGGTCGTGGTCGTCGTGGTGTAATGTGTCGCATAGGCCCATTGACTGACCCTGAACAGGTCAAACAAAAGTGGGGTGCAAACAATGAGAACAAGGAATGAGATTGAGCAACGGTTGGCCGGTGAGCATAACGCCTTGACGATAGAAACGCTTCGTTGGGTTCTCAACAATCCCGACTGTCCTATGTGCGGAATATCGACAAGAAAGGATTTGGAGGTCGGTATTCATTCGGGCGACATAACTACACTATATTTAGAGGAAAAGTATTCTTGGCCTATCGGAACGGTAATGACTCACATGGATGAACATGTAGACTACGACCCCGAAGAAGCACACCACATGGAAAGAATGCGAGGGGAGAGCATAGACACGCTCGACAGCGCACAGGATATTGTTTCTCGTCTGTTGGGGTGGCTCGACGAATTGGAGGCCATCAAGGACTCCACAGGGGGTATAACTTCGGAGTGGGTGGCCGACGCTTCTAAATTGGTTGCTCAAGCGAACACATCTCTCCGACTTGTCGGACAACTCAAAAAAGAAATAGGTGTAGACTCACAATTACTTTTAGCGCAAAAACAAATGGATGGCGTTATGAGTATACTGGTAAACACTCTAAGGGATTCGCCACACCTTCTCGACGACATCGAATTGCGTATCGCTTCTCTCAAACAACCGACAGTGATAGATTACAAGGAGTATGACATAAATGGTTAAGCAATGGCGGAACGGCTCTCGTAACACTCTCTACGCTCGCACCATACTTCGGGTAGAGTTTCCTAAATTGGTTGAAGCCATGAGCGACGACTTCTTGTCGGCACAAATTACAGACACCGGCATAGAGTGGCGAGTGTTGGGTTACAAAGTTACTCAAAGGGAAGTGGCTCGTGCTTGGGGTTTGAGCCACGCTCAAATGCTTCGACTCAAAGATTACATCTATGAGAAAGACCCGTTCTATGCGGAGGGGTAATTATGACGGGAATAGTAATACTTACTGCTGACGATACATCTTACCGTTCCGGTAGAGTGATTGAGTCAAGGGGTTTAACCCACCCTCCGACAGCACCGGAAACAACTTACTTAGTCCACGCTAATAGATTAACGGAAAAAGAAATAAAGCATTGGATTGGTTTAGTGCCGTATCGTTTGGTTTTTGTTATCCGTAAATTACCTCGCTTGTCTAAGGAAACCAAAGAGGCTATCATCATCGACAAGAGCCTCGTCGAACAAAAGAATCCACATAAGAAGGCTATTGATGCCCTGTTTAGGTGGGGCGACCGTCGAAGGGTTCACAATTTGTTCGTCGGGACACCTATACCTTTAGCCTTGGCGTTTGTGAGAGCGAACAACAAAGACATCGGTTTGTGGAGGATGCTTGCCGATACCACATTCACTCTACCTGCTGAATACTCCGAGGCGATATTGGTCTACGGCATCAAACCGACGAACAAGAATATCTCGTGGCCGAAGAAGTCGGCAAAGGTTGACGAAGCACCTCCGCAATTTAGACAATCCGATAAGTATTGGGATAAAATTATTGCACTTGAACCAAAGGTGAGGAATCAAATACGAACACAAACGCCGGACAAAGCACCATCCACTATGAAAAAACGGAGGGATAAGACGCATGAGTGGTTTTGATACTTGTTGTATTCTTATGATAATATTAGTTTGGGCTTTACTTGTCGGGCAAAACCACCACACCAAAGAACAAGCAATGCTTATGGCTATCGCCAACGCCCCCGTTCCTCCCCGACCTACTCCGCTTTTTATGCCGGTCGATGACCCACATAATTTTCAGGAGGTAGACAATCCAATGCCGGTTACTGCCGAAGCAATGGTGTTCGACAACACTTACTTCGATTGGGTTTCGGAGTCGCAATTTGTTTCGTGGAGTGATGACTAATTTTACGGCAACTTTAATAATGAAACCGATAACAGTTAAACGATGAGTGCGACGAACCGTAGAGTCCGGCGCGCCATACTTGACATCTTGTGGGATGAAGGGCCGCTTACAAAGGAAGAAGTCGCTAATGAATTGGCGAACCGTAAGGGTGTCGGTCGTGTGCCGAGTCCTCATAGCCTGTCGGCTCTCTTATGCAAATCTCACTCGGTCATCAGCGTCGGTAAGAAGACTGTTCAAAATATTGTTGGGGTAAAAGCAAAACACTTACTGTATGACATCGACCGTGAAATCGTTCTCTCCAAGGATGAAATAAAGTATATCCGTGAACCGTCTACTTTAACACCAAAAGAAAAGGCTCTTTCCGCTAAGTGTCCTCATTGTTCCCGGACAAGAATATTCCCCGAAGGTTCTAATCAATGCCTTACATGTCTTCGCTCTTCGGGCGAATGATATTAGTCGCTCATTTAGTCGCATCGGCATGTTTATATAGTATCAGTAGTATGTATATATGTAAGGGGAGACAGATGAGAGCCGAAAGCATACCACATGTAGAATACGAGATATTGAATGAAGTCATTAACAATATCGAGATTGCTGATGTTCAAGACGCTATGGTGACTGATACAGTAACCGAGAAGCGATTCAAGACCGGTGCTAAGAATGTGGCTAAGTTACTTCGTAACTTGATGACCCGACGCGCTCACCGTCTACCACACACACACAAGGATTACAAACCAAAGGAGGAATGAAACATGTTTAAGAGAAGCCCATACAAAGTCGGACAAAAGATTCGCGTCGACGAAATCAAACCAAAGATGAACGGTCGTGCCAAGATGATTCCTGCGGGAACAGGCGGTTTTGTTGTAACAGAAGTTATCACACAACCAAACCAAAACAACGGGGGTTACTTCATAACTGCTGAAAGTAACCGTAATATTAACGGCGGTAAAGTCCACCTCTCATGGCATATCATGTGGCCGCAATTCAAAGGTCGCAAAACGCCGACCGAATACCTTTCGGCTTTCCGAATCATCGTTGAGGGTCAAGCCCCAACTCGCCAAGCCAACGCTTATATACCTCGCCAAGAACCGGTATCTATGGAAGACCGGAACATCGTCGCTAAGTCTGTCCCTGCGGGTTCAAGACCAAAGCGACTTGTCTTGGCTGACTTTTTGGAGGAATGAAAAATGGTAATAGTGCAAGTTAAAATAGAATTGGAATTGGATATTGATATTGAGGTAGACACTTTGATGGAACAGACACTTCGCGAGGCTCTCGCAGAAGAAATCAACAACTACCACATCGAAGACATACTGAATAGCATTGAGGTGATTGGATGATTACTCTTCACGATTTACTACCGCTTGTCGAAGCCCTTCGCCGTCTACAATTAGACCAAGTGCAAAGTGTCGCTGAACGCGATACCAACGAGGATAGTTACAATTACTCTCACCTTATTACTATTAGGAAAACACTTGCTCGCTACAATGAAGCGTATGCCCCTTACCTCAACTTTGATGAAGACATTGCTTTCGTCAAACAATTGTTGAGCGACCGCGCAAACGAGGTGATGAACGGATGAACGCAAAAGAATTGTTCAAGGGTCTACGAAGAATTAAGAGTAGAGTAAATTACTCGGACTTCATCAATCACTTTTACGGCGACGAGCCTCCGGTAGACGAAACATACCGCATGGCGCAATGGACTATGTTCAGGGATGACATTGTGTCGTTTTGGTGTCATTCCGGCAACGCTCGCCAAGCACTTACCGAGTCTTTGGTTGAACAACATGCCGCAAAGGAAAAGCAAGCCGAAGAACTCTTCGCAGTCATTGACGAGGTGGGTGTTTGATTACTGTTGCTTGTATGACCTGCGACGAGAACATGGTTTCCGTGGATTCGACACATAAAGTGTGTGGCGAGTGTAGGGCTGACTTTTACCTTGAAAATTATAATGTGGTGATTGAATGATTTTCCCTTATTGTGATGGGTGCGGTCTACGGCTGTTTTACAGTAATGTTGTCGAAGGTAAGTGTATTGCTTGTGGCACAGTTAAACCACGACACAGCACTAAACCTATCGAAGAGTCCGAACACTCTTTCAAGTGTGTAAAACCAAATCTACACACGCCTCAATTTGAAGGTAAGCAACACTGTAAGACATGTTACACTGAAAGTATTATTACGGAAATAACAGGTGAGGAAGAATGACCGTAAAATTAACTTGTTGTCTTTGTGGTAAGGATGCCGGAAAATACGGACATAATGCTCAACCTTTGGCGCAGGGCCGATGTTGCGATTCATGCAACACAACCGTTGTCTACGAGCGACTTACTCAAGCCATGAAAAAGGATGGTTCGCTATGAAGTGTGCTTGTGGTGCTTGGCATTGCGATACTACGGGAGTCACATACTCCTTTGAATGTATCTTTTGTGTTGAGAGAGGTATGAGTTTTCTTTTGAGCGAGGTGGGACAATGAGCGTTTGGGCTACGAAACACCGACCGACTTCTCTTTTCGGTATCGTCGGACAGCATGAAATCGTTAATGAATTAACGGCAATAGTAAGTGGTAAAGCACCTATGCAACATTACATATTTCATTCTCCCGAAGCCGGAACAGGAAAGACTTCGGTTGCGAATGCTTTGGCGAGAGACTTGGGTTGGCAAATTGTTGTGTTCAATGCTTCTTCTAAGAAAGAGCGGGGTATCGACTTCATCGAAGAGACTATTATTCCCTTAACAAGAAGTGGTATCAAGGAACGCATATTCTTTTTAGATGAAGCCGACCAACTTACTGATGCGGCGCAGTCAGCACTGAAAGGTGTCATTGAGAATGCCAACGGTATTTTCATTCTTACATGCAACAACTTGACAAAGGTTTCACGGTGGCTTCAATCTCGATGCCAAGTCCGAACCTTCAAACCAATTCCCCACGATGCTATGGTCGGTAGACTGCGAGCGATTGTTTCTCAAGAAGGTTTGCGTAGCCACCTAAGCGGAGGATTGGAGACACTTGATATTATCGCAAAAGCACATGCCGGTGATTTGAGAAACGCTATCGGGGCAACCCAAGCGTATGTTGGCATGACAGTCCAAGACCAAGAGAGGTTTTTGGATTCACTCATCACACCGGAATTGAATTACAAATTACTTTTACGCCTATGTTTCCTTGAGAACGGATTCGACGAAGCCCTGAAAATGTTTGTCGGTGAAGTCCGTGAACAGGTGAGAGGAACATTCCGATACGCTGTCGGTAGCGGTGCTAATGCCGAATCAAAAATGCAGGTTATCGAAGCCGCAGTAGTGGCTGAAAGAGATATACTCAACGGAGTAGACGCTGAAATAGTGCGTCATAACTTCATTAGAATGTTGGTCGGGGGAAACCAATAACAACCTTTTAATACCCCCAAATAAAAACGAATAGATACAGGAAGTGAACCAAATGGTAGCATACGAACAGATGATTGAAAAAGTGGCAGGACAGATTAAAACAACCGTAGAAGCATTATCGGCAAAGGCCGATTTGCTTTTGGCACAAGAAGGTGCAGGTTGGGAAGCCGCCGGTAAGAACGAAGAACAGCGAAAGGTTTTGGCTCTACGAGTAGCGGCCCGACAAATCTCAAGCGAAAAGGCAAAATTGACCCGTAGCGGTGCTACTCTCTTTGAGGGTATGTTTGTCAGCGTTCCTCGCGAAAAGGATTGGGCTAAGATGGCTTACAACAAGATGAAGAACACCCTCTCCGCTTTGGATGAGGCCGGTCGTTTGGCTCTTGTTGAACAAGGTAGTGTCGTTCTTTACGAGAACAACCACGACGGCTCATTCACTCGCCACACCAACCCTTCTTTGATGGCAAAACAATCCTTTGAAGAAGGTATGCAGTCTTCGGACATTGACTCATTGCCTCCACGCCACATGGCTTTGGATGCAAACACATCATTCTCTTTGGTTTGGGATAAAAATAACATGACCTTCGCCAACGGTAATGCCAACTTCAAGTATGGGTCAAACAGACCGCTTGAAGAATTAGACCGAACATGCTTGTTCATGGGTCGCAAAGAAGGCACTACCGGTGAACCTGAAATTATCGAAGTCCGTCTTTCCGGCGAACAGGCGAAAATCCAATTCCCGACTTTTGTTTGTGGTAAAATTGGTTTGAAACCTGCGGCTAAGGTAGGTCTTTGCTACGGCTCTAAGGCTACCGTATTCACGGCTGATGAATCCGTTATGGATATTTTCTCCGCCCCACCTTTCGCTCTTGATGACAACGGTTCACCTTTCGGTGTCGTTGCTGATTGGCTCGGTAACAACCTCAAGTCTTCTATCGAAGCGTGTGGTAAAGCATACGCCGAACTCGACCAAAAGGCCAAGTGGAACACTGTCTTCGGAACAATCGTCGAAGTCGTTCACATTGACCCACGAGAAAACGGTGGCTTCATTGTCACCCTCGGTGACACAGACATTATGAGCGAGGCCGAAGTAGTCTCCCTCTATGTCCCTGCCGACCAAGAAGGTGAAGTAGACTTCGGCGTTGGTTCGGAATTGCTCATCGTTGGTTCACCTTGGATTACTCGCGAAGAAGAATTGCGATTCATGGTTAATTCGTGGTGGTGTGCGAACCGCATTGCACCACTCGCAGACACCGACGCTGATGGCGACGGTTGGGATTGAGACGGTAATAACTTTAGGGGGAAAGGTAATGACGAATATTGTTAAAGGTGATGAAGCGAAAAAGGCTATGTGTGCCGCTATCGACGCTATCCACGACGCTATCAGTGGCACTCTTGGCCCATGCGCTAAGACTGTTGTTGTGTCGGGTGTAGAGGGTAGACCGCCGAGAATACTCAACGACGGTGTTTCTATCGTCAACGCCGTTCATTCCGATGACCCCGCCACCCAAACCGCAATTGAATTGTTTAGGCAAATCAGTAACGAGGCACAACAGGTTTCCGGCGACGGAACAACTACCGCATCAGTCCTTGCTCACGCTATGGTTGAACACTCCAAAAAATATCTCGCACCTTTAGATGTAAAAACAATACGGGCTGACTTAGATGTTATCCTTCACCGCATTGAACAATCTTCCGAACAACTCGACCTCGACAACGAAGATGACGAGTCTCGCATAAGAGCAGTCGCTACCATAGCGGCCAACAACGATGAATGGTTGGGTGATGTTATCGCTGAAATGTTTATGGCAATAGGTGATGACGGTATGGTGAACATGAAAGTCGGTAGTGAAGACCACACCATATGGAGTCAAGAATCAGGATTCAGTTTACCTGTTGGTTATGCCTCTCCTATGTTTGCGAACACTCCTAAGAAGGCGTGTGTGTTCGACAACCCTCTTATCATCCTCGCTGATGAGATTGTAGAGGATTTTGACACATTGACACCTGCTCTTGAGATTGCTGTCGAAAACAGTAGACCTATTGTTTTCATGGTGAATGATATTAAGGGTATAGCATTGTCAAATCTAATCGCTAATAAATTAGGCGGAATAGTAAACGCTTGTGCGATTCGTATGCCGAAAGGTGGTTATGATACGGAGTCTTGGTTCACTGATACTGCGGTGTTTACAGGTTCTTTGAATGTCTTTAGGGGCTTTGGTGGAGACGATGACCCGTTGGGTATTAACAAAGTCGAAGTCGATAAAGGACATTTCGGGACTGTTGATAGAATAATCGTAAAAGAAAACACTACACACTTAATTATGAGTAGTGAGAGTCAAAGTCAAGAATACAAATATCGTAAAGGTAATACCATTGATGTTTTGCACCAACAAGCCGAAGAAGCAACCCACTCTTTCGATAAGGAAAAGTTACTTGCTCGCGCAAACCGGCTCAACGGAACAGCCGCTACAATCCATGTTGGCGGTGTAACCGAATTAGAAATCCGTGAAACGCGTGAGCGTATTGACGATGCCGTAAACGCTACTCGCCTCGCCCTCAAGGGTGGCGTTGTAGCCGGTGGTGGTTGGTGTCTTGTTCAGGTGTTGCGTGAGATTCACCAATCACACGCATCAAGTGTAAACCACTACAATATGTGGGTGCGTGTGCTTACTGCCCCTTACCGACAAATCCTAACCAACGCAGGGTTTGAACCTGTTATCGAAGACCACTTGAGATACAGATTCCTTGACGCTTTGACATTGAAGGATTCAACAAAAGAAATCCTTGACCCAAAGCAAGTCGTCATCAACAGCCTAAAGTCGGCTGTGTCTATTGTTTCCCTAATAATCAACACCGATACGATGGTGATTTTGGGGGAATGACTACCCTTATATAGCATGTAGTAGGAGAGAATAATATGTCGTGGAACAATACCAAAAAACCGAGCGCAACAACCCCCGAAACAAAGGGGTTCGATAAAGAATATTACCGTAATATGTTTGAGAACAATACGGCACAAGCCGTTCCTGTCCGTATGGCTTTGGTCGCGAAAGAAAATTGCGCTAAGACCGGACTTGCCATCAGCATTTCACGCCAAGTTAATTCTAAGGGTAAAATCTATGTCATTGATGTAGACAACTCCGCTAAGTCTACTATTGACGAAGCATACCCTAATGACGATGAAATCGTCGTTCTACCTCTTTTGGATGAGCGAGACGATTCGATTTTCAACGATGATTCGACCGTCAATTACGCCGCACTTACCGACAAGATGAACATGTAT